TTAGGAACTACTATTAGCCGTTTACAGCTAATACAAAACCAGTCTCAGGACGTACTACTTTAACACCGTAGAGGGTGTCAGCAGTGTACAGAGTAGCCAAGTACTCTTGTTTGTACTGAGTCTGTGAACGAACAGACATTTGCTCAGCAAGAACCATAGTGTCTTTATGACCTAGGATTGCTGCTTTAACATCACCACCAGCAGTGTTGTTAGCATCGGTTTCGATGATTGGGCAGTTGCTGGAAACATAGATATCAATACCATAGAGACTACCGATCTGACCATTGTTTACACCACGACCATCAACGAAATCAGAGCTATTGTAACGATCAATGCCCATGATTGCTTGACGAACTGAAGGAGGAACAACGAAGAAACGACCATCCATTGGTGTATCTTGATCATCCATCAACTTGATCAAGGCACGGAATACTGCGTCAGTGAAAGTTGAAGTAGAAGCAACAGTGTCTTCAGCGTATAGACCTAATGCTGTACCAGCGTTAGAGTAATATACGTTGCTGTTTGTCCAGTCAGTACCGTCACCGTTACCGAAAGACTTGCCTAAGTCAAACAAGGTGTCGTCAATCTTCTTAGCTAAAGCATAGCCAGCGTCTTCTGTGTAGAAGCGACGGAGTGATGCCAAAGCTTGAACTTCAACGATGTCTTCGATGAAACGTGAGTACTCGAAGTGCTGGTCAATGCTGACGTTTACTTCGGTCTCGGTATCTGCTTGAATACGAACAGCGTTGTTAGCTGTCTTAGCAGAAGCAATGCCACGTGTTGGCTTAGGGATATGTAATACATCGCCCTTTTTACCACGCATCGTCATTTTGTTGACGAGGTTTGCCAATACTAGGTTCTTTTGATATGCAGCGATTACTTCGTCAGACCAGATTTCTGGAATAAACTTGTCTGCTGCTGTTTTGTTAACGATGGATGTTGATCCACCTGGGTATGCGACTACTGCCATTTTAAATCTCCTAAAATTAAATTAAATTAACGTACCCTACCATCTGCGTAAGCTTGTAGAATTTCTTCTGCCATGCTTTCGTATCTGCTAGGATCTTGCATTCTTAAGCGAATAAGATCTGCACGACGATAAACAGGTTTTGTTGACTCTCCAGTGCCACCTTGTTGGACAGCAGCAGTTTTAAGGTTCTTACTTCTAGTTTCAGCTTCTACTTTCTTAAGAGATTCATCAGCAGCTTTAACTGTTTCTTGCTGTTGTTGTTTGATATTACGTAGAGACTTGTAAGTATCTAGTAACTCTAACGCTGAATCTACATCGTAGTCTGACGCTTGTTCGTATAACCTTGTGCGTATCTTAGAAGATGTTACCCATTGCTGGAAATCATCACTCTGTGCTACGCTTACAAAATCAGGATGTGCCTTCTCAATTGTCTGCAGTGCTACGAGCTGAGCCTGTTTAGCTTGCTCCTCTTGCATCTTCTTAAGAACAGGATTATTTTCTACAGCCTGTTTTACTGCTCTTTCTGGGTCTTCAAACCAATCAATCTCTTGTGCTTTACTTGGCTGTGTGTCGTGCTTCGATTCGAGTTGTTGCTTTAGAAGCGAGTCAGCTAACTTACGTACTTCTCCAACCTCTTGTGCCTGTCGTCCGATTAACTTCTCGGCTTCTTGATGCATCTTGATAATCTCGTCTAGAGCTTTACCACGATACTTCTCAGGTAATTCAGGGGCAGCTTCTACAGGTTGTTCTACTTGTTCAGTAGGCTCTGGTGTTGCTACGTCTTGTGTTGGATCAACGTACTTCTCGTCAGTTACTTCTTCTTGCAGTTCGATAAAATTAGCAGCCATGTATATTCTCCTGTCGCAATGCGATTTTAGGACATTTAAAAAATAGCTCGGTGGTCAAGAGTCCATTTACGAGCCGTGATTTGCTTTTGTTTTTCTTTCCAATGCCAGCTTCTCAGCTCTCATCTTTGCCCATCGTGCAGTAGCACTAGGGAAATCTCCAGAGATAGGATCTAAACCCAACCTAGGAGAGGAAAGAATGCGAGTAGCAATCTCGCCACACTCACCACACCGAACTTCTTTTGTGTCTACATCGACGAAGGCTTCGGTGATATGCGAATTCTTACATTCAAATTCAAACAGTCGTCTTGGCATTGTCTTCTTCCTGCTGAAGCTGCTCATATACTTCTTCGCTAGACTGTTTTAAGTTCTTAAGCCACATCATGATAGAGACTTCGCCCTTTCTGAAGTGGAGCTGCTCAACAGTTTCTACACCTTTGACGGTGTCTGTGGAGCTAAGCATTAAATCTATGTCTTCTAACAGATCCTGCCACCCTGGGGTAGCCATCATGCTGAATCTGTTTTCGTAATAATTTTGCAACTCCCTGTTCATACGCTGTCTCCTTCTAAGTATGTTGCCATATTTCTAAGCAACTCAGGATTGTCTTCTACTTTTCCTAAAGTAGTATTACAGCGATAACAAAGCAGTCCTCTTATAATCCCTGAATCATG